CCGGCCTCGACATCAATTTATGCGTCCGTCCGTCCGGATTGGGTATATATACCCATCCGGATCCGGACGCTAAATGTCCGGATTGTCAAAACGGACGGTTAGGCGGGAATTGATGGGGGTTGAAGGGAAATAGTTGTAAAAATTGTAAAAATAGAAAAAATAGGAAAAATTATGATTGAGGTGGAAATGGACATGAAGGTGGTCAGCATGGCAAACATGAGGATGCACTGGGCGGTAAAGGCGAAACTGGTGAAAAGTCAGCGCCAGAAGGCGTTTAACGCGCTGGCGAGTGTTGCCGCACCTCCTCCCCCACCTTGCATGGTTGTGCTCACTAGGGTGGCTCCAAGGGCGTTGGATGGGGATAATCTGCAATCTGGTTTCAAGGCCGTGCGTGATGGGGTGGCTGACTGGCTTGGCGTGGATGATGGGAGCAAACTGGTGGAATGGGAGTACAGGCAGAGATCCGGTGGGGTTAAAACTTACAAGGTTGAGATTGAGGTGATAGCATGATGGTGCGTGCAAATGCAGTTGCCGCATTTTTGGGGAAAGCACCAGATCGGTGTGAGTACCCGTATTTTTTAGGAGCTTACAAGTGACTCAGAACTTGGCAACCACCGAAGTGGTTGAAAAACGTGGCCGTGGTCGGCCTACAGTGTTTGGGATTGATCATCCATGCTGGCAAATAATGACCGAGCAGATGTCAATGGGCAAAAGCCTCAGCACGGCATTGAAGGCCGACAACATGCCTTCGTACTATGCCGTCATGCTGATGATCAAGAAAAGCCCAGAGTTCCGCACCATGTACGAGAACGCCATCGAGGACAGAGCAGATCGATTGGCTGAAGAGATTTTGGAACTGGCTGACGAGGAAATGCCAGAGCATCTCGAAGGCCCAATGGCCTCAGCTTGGGTACAACGCAAACGAATGCAAGTGGATGCACGTAAGTGGATTGCATCCAAACTCAAGCCCAAGATGTACGGTGATCGCATTGATGTCGCAGTGACAGACAACCGCATCAGTGTGATGGATGCGCTTAAAGAAGCAAAGCAGCGCGTGCTTAAAGATGAAAGCAATGTGGTGGATGTTGAGTCCAAAACGGTTGATTCGTGACTTGGATGATGGTAATCATTGGGGGGTTTGTGCGACTACAGCGGAAATTGTTGCTAATTACGCGCACGCGCCTGACGCAGACGCATCAGGGTTAACCCTGATGTAAACGTGCGTCTACTTCGTACAACGTCCATTATGTTAAGTCGATGCCGAGTTATCCACAGAAAAACTAGCGCCTAATGGCTACATTCAGAGTTATCCACAGGCCATTGTGGACAACTGTGCAAAAAACCCTGTGGACAACGCCCTGGCCGCCTTCCCGCCGATGGTCGGGGGGGGGTAGGGCCGGCGGGGAAGGGCCGCGGTTACGGTACCCCCGCGCACATTTTTTATTTTTTGTTTTTTGGTTTAACATCGCCTTATGCCGATTTACAGCAACGCCCTAGCCCAGCGCCCAGTTAACATGCTGGCGTATGAAGACACGCTGAGTGCAACGCCACGCAACCCGTATTTGGGTGCATTGGCTGACCTGATGGCGCAGAGTTATGCGCCGCAGCGCACCCAGCAGATGCAGGGCATCTCGCGCTTTCTGTCGGCCCCAGCGATAAGTCAGACGCTAGACAGGTTGTCTTATGGTGAGCCACTGACAACTGGCAGGGGGATGACAACGCAGATCAGGCCAGAGGCGGTCGAGGCGGCAATGGCTGTAGCACCACTGGCGCAGCCTGTGACGATGGCAACATTGGCCGCATCAAGGGCGGCGACCAGGGCTGCACTGGCTGGTGGCAAGGCTGGTGAGAGGTATGCCGAGCGTGTGCTGCCAGGCATCATGGAGCGCGGTGGTTTACCGGCACAACTGGTGATGGATCTGACGCAGGGAACGCGCAGAAATATTTTTGTTGGCGAAAAGTCAAAAACATGGAATGCGGCAAATGCGGCCAAAGCTGTGGAGATGGAAAAGGCTGGAGTTGCCCCCGAAAACATTTGGTCGGCTACTGGTACTTTCCGAGGACCGGAGGGTAAGTTGCGGCAAGAGGTGTCAGACAATTTGGCAACTGGAGTGCCGCCAGACCCAAATTTCCCAATGACGGCATTAGGCGGTCAATTTCAAACAAGGCAAGTGTTTGAACACCCAAATTTATACAAAGCATATGATGATGTTGGATTAATGCCAACAAAAATATCTCCAAATAATTACAACAAAGAAGGAGGTGCTTATTTTGATCCGTATGCAAATGGTTTTGAGCGTATAGAAATGGGATCGTTACCTGTTGGCGACCGAAAATCTGTAATGCTTCACGAATTGCAACATGCCATTCAGGAAAGAGAAGGTTTTGCAGAAGGCGGCAGTCCAAACACAATGATTTTGGCGCTTGAAAAAATTGCAGAACAAAAAAGACAGCAGGCGCAAGAAATGTTTCGTATGTCTAGTGCTAATGATCCTCTAGACCCAACAAGGATTGTTAAACCTGGCGCACGCAAAAAAGGTTTGCAACTTGAAAAAGAGGCGCGTGAACTTGATTCAAAAGCCCTGACCGCATATCACAGCGAACAGGCCAAGTTTGATTTGTATCAGCGCTTAGCTGGTGAAGCTGAAGCTAGGGCAGTGCAAACTCGCATGAACATGACGCCTCAAGAGAGATTGGCAACTTATCCATACCAAAGCTACGATGTGCCGATCAACCAGTTGATTGTCAGAACAAAATAAATGCAAACCACCATCTACAAGCCCGAAGACGAACAAGAGTTAATGGCAACGGTATGGACGCCTGCGATTGCTGACGACCCCGAGGCTTTTGTGCTGTTTGCTTTTCCTTGGGGTCAGGAGAACACGCCGCTGGCGAACTTTAAGGGTCCACGCAAGTGGCAAAGGGATGTGCTCAGAGAGATTGCCGAGCACATCAAGCGCCAAGATGGCCGCATAGATTTTGAGACATTGCGCCACGCAGTCTCTTCTGGCCGAGGGATTGGCAAGTCTGCGCTGGTGTCATGGCTCACCATCTGGATGTTGTCTACCCGCATAGGCTCGACCACCATCATCTCGGCCAACAGTGAGGCCCAGTTGCGTGCCGTCACATGGGCCGAGATTACGAAGTGGTTGGCGATGAGTATCAACAGCCACTGGTTTGAGGTGGCCGCGACCAAGATCACCCCTGCCAACTGGTTAACCGAGTTGGTGGAAAAAGACCTTAGAAAAGGCACCCGCTACTGGTCTGTTGAGGGCCGGCTGTGGTCGGCCGAAAACCCTGACGCTTATGCCGGTGTGCACAACTTTGATGGTGTGATGGTGATCTTTGATGAGGCGTCAGGTATTGATGACGCCATCTGGGCCGTGACTGCTGGTTTCTTTACCGAGAACACGCCAAGCCGCCTTTGGCTGGCTTTCTCCAACCCTCGCCGCAATACGGGTTACTTCTACGAGACATTCCACAGTAAGCGAGATTTCTGGAGCACCAAGGTGGTGGACGCCCGCACGGTGGAGGGCACAGATAAGGCTGTGTACCAGAACATCATTGATGAGTATGGCCCAGACTCGAGCCAGGCGCATGTCGAGGTTTACGGTCAGTTCCCTAATGCGGGAGATGACCAGTTTATTCCGTCGAACATTGTGGATGAGGCGATGGGCAGGGCCAAGTACAAGGACCAGACTGCGCCGATCATCATTGGTGTGGACCCTGCAAGGTTTGGAGCAGATGCCACGGTGATTGCCGTGCGCCAAGGCAGGGACATCGTGAGGATTGACAGACACCGAGGGGATGACACCATGACGGTGGTGGGCCACATCATTGAGGCGATTGAGGAGTTCAAGCCTGCGCTGGTGGTGATTGACGAGGGAGGTCTTGGCGCTGGCATTGTTGACCGCTTGAAAGAGCAGAGGTACAAGATCAAGGGTGTGAACTTTGGCAACAAGTCAAGCAACCCTATTATGTATGGCAACAAGAGGGCTGAGATGTGGGGCAAGATGAAGGATTGGCTTAGAAGCGCCAGTATCCCCAAGGACAGGTTCTTGAAAACGGATCTGATCTCGCCTATGATCAAGCCTGATTCCAAGGGGACAATCTTTTTGGAGTCCAAGAAAGACATGAAGGCCAGAGGGCTTGCGTCACCGGATGCTGCTGATGCGATTTGCGTGACGTTTGCTTTTCCTGTGGCTCACCGTGAGTACAATTCCCGCACACCATCACGTTCAGTCAGTATG